AAAATAAAGAATTTTTAATAGATGAAGATTATAAATAAAAAAAAATAATCTAAATTAATATATATAAGTAGTTATGGAGAATATATATACAACAGCAACAATCACTAAATTTGTAAAACGATTTATAAAAGATTATAACAAAGCATACAGATTAAAATATGGTGGTCATACTTTTGAAGATGGTGTTAATTATAAATTATCTTTATTTGATTGGAATAATTGGGAAGGAGAAACACCATATATTATTATTGGTAGAAATAATGGAGGCTTTTTATCAACAGTCGCACCATTAGGTGTTATAAGATTAAGAACAGCAACAAGAGCATATCCAAAAGAATTAGAAACTATGGAAGGACATACAGTGAGAGTAAATGCACAAGGTCAAGAAGTAGATGTTAATGATGAAGTCGTAGGCTGGGATATAACAGATATAATATTAAATTATATGGATGCCCATAATGCACCAAGAAAGTTTTAAATTAAAGTTTATTATATGAAAATATGATGATATTATATGATTATTAATCTTAATAATTATATAATATGCTATTTGGCTTAATAAAATGCATTTTATTAATCTATATATATATAATTTGATATATTATCTGATTATTAATCTTAATAATCACATAATAATATGTATTTTATGATGTAAATATATATATATTAATATTAAAATTTAGTTAATACCCTCACCTTCCGTTTTAAAACCTTTTATTTTAGCATCTTTTACTTGAGTATAGTATATAATAGCATATCTATTTTTCTTAAATGGTTCTGTTCTATGAGCAAGATTGGCACCATTAAAAATAATTAATTTATTATGTGTATCATATAGTGTAGGTTTATCATATTTATCATATATATATAATCCTCCACCAGTAAAATCACCCATAAATGTAATTGCTCCAAATCCAGTATTTCCTCCATCTATATGTTTCTTTGCTTTTAAATTCTTATTAATAGTAATGACATTATATTTAAATCCAGTAGGTAATATTTTATTACCATATTCAATTACGGTTTTTAATAATTCAGGTTCTTTTTTATTTGCTGAAAATTCACTTATTCCGAGATTTCTTCTTCTTCCAATTCCCATATTAAAAGTCCAACCTTTATATCCTATTAAATCTCCTCTTGTTTTTTTATTATCCTTTCTTGCTCCCTCAATTCTTGGTATTTTCGCATTTTCTAATTCATTATATAATTTTTCTTGTAAATCCTTTATTGTTTTTGTTTGTTCTATATTATCCATAATAACATCTGTGCTTTCATAATCATCAATTGGAATATTTTTCAAAGATGTAATCTTTCCTCCCTCTATATCCTTTTCACTTTTATTCAATAATATTTCACCCATATTTTTTTCATTATTTCTTCTTGTATTCATTTTAACTAAATTAGGATATTTCTTCATCAATATATTAGCATCATTAATCATCACTTTAATTCTATCACCTTCATTTTTAGCAATATCATATCTAAAAGTAATTCTATTAAACCTAATCATACCGCCATTTTTCAAATATGATTTTATAGCATATTCATAATCGCCTTTTATTTTAATATCTAAATCAATTGATAACTTTTCATTAATAAATCCCATTAATGCTCCAACAATAAATCTTAAATCTGTTGTATATTCCTTTTGGCTTTTCATAAAATAAGCATTAGCAGTAGGATAAATACCCCATAATTTATATCCATTATCATCACATAATTTAAAACCTTCATCAATAATTTTAAGTAAATCATATGTTTTAACAAGTTTATCACCTTGTAATCGTAGTATAGTGCTTATATCATCATCTAACTTTAAAATCTTTTGTCCGTTCTTATATTTATTATACATCCAATTCATTTGACCATATATACCATCATTTTTATTTGTAATAAGTATTTCATTATAATATTCCTTTGGAATTCCTTCCTCGTATAATCTTTTTTGTTCCGCATTATGGACTACAAGATTGATGATGTCTTTAGGTATTTTATTATCTTTTAACATACTTAAAGTTTTTTTATAACATCTTTCAACTCTATTATATGTAATTACCAATATAATATAATCCTTCATTATTATAATATATATGATAAAAAAAAAAAAAAATTAGATTAATATACTTTTCCTCTAATTACAGGAACATTTTTTATAATTGTTTTTTTTTCAGGTGGAACAATTAAACCACCAATTATTTTTTTGATTTATTGTAATCAGATTTTAATTTAGGTGATTTAATTGCTTCCATATATGATACATTATGTTTAGCAGCCCATTGTTTAACAAATGTAATCCATTTATTTGGTTTTTTCATTCCAGCACCAGTTGCTTTATGTAATTCTTTTGCAATTACTTCTTTGCCTAATTTAGAACCAGCAGCTGAGCCTAATACACCAGTGACGGGACCACCAAGAGAACCTACAGCACCTAATACAGCACCAGTAGCAGCGGGAACACCATAATCAATTAAATCAGTTGCAAGCCCACCTTTCTTTTTAGTGATGTATTTAGCAGCATCTTCACCAAATTTTTCAACTTCTTTTGTTGCTTTCTTTCCAATTACTTTTTTACCAATATTTCTAAAAAAGTTTTCAACATCTTTTGTTTTAATTTTACCACCAGTTATTGATGCTACAACTTCAGCATCAAGAGGATGTTTTTTTCCTTTTGATTTTTTCATTCCAGTTCCCATAAAAACAGGCATTGAATTATGAACCATACCGCCCATTATTTCACAATTGCATTTTTCGCATCTCGCCATTATATTATTATCTGAGATATTTTTTATATTATTTTTATTTTTAATCCCAACTCCTGAAATTAATACATCAAGTTTTCCTGCAAAATCAGTTACTGTATTTGAAAATTTTCTTAAACCTGGAAGCCCTTTGAATAATTGTTTTGTATCTTGTTTTATAAATTCAATATCTGATTCATTACCGATGTTATTTGCTTTAAACATATTAACAATATAATCTTGACAATTATTATCTTTACCACTATATTTAAAAAATTTATTACCCATCCTTTGTTTAGTTCTATCAAATAATTCTTGTAAAGTTATTGATGGTATATTATCAACAATTTTATATTCTGCTTTACCACTTCTTCCAGGAATAGATTCAGAAATAATTATAACTTCATTTTTTTCAGTCATTATTTTTTTGCCATTTTCTAATGTTATGACAATAAATAGATGAAATAAATCATCAAAACTTTTACCAACTCTTTTATTAAATACACCACCACTTACTAAATCTAATACATTTTTAATAGCATCAATAACAGGGTCTCTACCTATTTCAATTGATTTTATTTTTAATTGACCAAATTTTTTCAATATATCTCTGCCTTTTGGTTGATAATCATCTCTACCACTTATAATTGTTTTAACAGTTTTATTTATATTTTTAAATAAATCTTTACCAGCATCAACAACAGAATTAAATGTATCACCAATTAATCCTTTGCCTTTTTTCACTGACTTTCTACCCATTATATATAATTAATTAGATTTTTTTTTTACCATAATAAATTAATTGCTAGATTATTTGGTGAAAATTTGTTGTCTTTCCATCTACCTTTAATATTATTTGCTCTCTTTAAATATCTATCCCTTCTATTAGTATCTTGATGTTTAGTAAAATCTTCATATCCCATTTGACCAAAATGTATAGGTTTATCATCTATTATAATCATATATTTTTTATCACTTCTATTACTAAAAAATAATGGCATTTCAGGACTATATTCTTGTAATTTTTTCCATACAATATCTGGGTTACTAAATTTTTCAACTTCTTCTCTCTTAGTTGTACAAGTTGATGTAATCCCTTTACCTTCAAATGGTTTTAAATTCTTTTTACCTTTTATTTTTTGTTTTATTATACTTTGTTCTATTAAATTTTCTTTATCAATTTCATTAACAGTTAATGGAGTATTTTTATTTACTCTTTTTGTTGGTCTATAAACAGGATATGATGTTTCAGTTTTTAAGGGATTCACATCTTTCCATTCTTCATCAAACCATCTTTTTAATTTCTTTTCACCAGTTCCTTCATATTCACCACCCAAACTTTTATATGTTTTTACAATAAATCCACTTTTATATGCTGAATGTTTTTTATATATTTCATCTGCATATTTTTTAACTTCATTATATAAATCAATATTTAAAGGTTTCATTATAATACATCAGAAAAGAATTTGCTGAAAACCTGTAAAGTGGTGCGGACTTTTAGAACTTTTTTATATTCAAATTTGAGAATCTAAAATATAAAATATAATATTGAAAAAAAAAATATAGAATTCTTTGAAAATTGCGCACCACTTTACAGGTTTTCCTCCTTAACATCTATGTCCATAATAGAAATAGTTTTTGGTTCATCTACGATTGATAATTCAACTATGGCTTCAGTAATCTGTTCAACTATTGATTCTGTTATAATAGGTTCAATAATAGGTTCAGTTATAATAGGTTCAATAATATGTTCAGTTATAATAGGTTCAGTTATAATAGGTTCAGTTATTACATCTTCAACTATAGGTTCAATAATAGGTTCAGTTATTACATCTTCAATAATAGGTTCAATAATTGGTTCAATAATTGGTTCAGTTATTATATAAACTTTTGGTGATTGAGCAATATCATCTTTAAAAATATTAACACCTACTTTTTGACGTTTGAAATCAACAGGATTAAAAAACATTCTTATATATAATTAACCGTAGAAAATTATATAAAATAATTTATGCAATTCTTGTTAAATTAATTGTAAGTGTAACTGAAGTTGCTGTAATTGTTCCAGTTTGTGAAACTAAATAATAATCAGTTGCAACAGCATTAGCAATTGTGGTTGTATAATTAAAAAAATTATTACCAGTTGTATTTGGGTTAAAATCTATTGTTCTTGCATTTTGTATAGTTCCAGATGATGTTGATAAAGATAATCTTAAATAATTGCCAGAACCTGCGTTCATAATTGCTAGTAATACAACATTTACTAACCATACACCATTTGGTATAGAAAATGGAGATGTTGTTATATTACCAGTTGAAGTGGGTAATGATGTTGTTGAATATACTAATCCAGCAACATCTGCTTTATATCCAATTTGTGTTGAATCAGGTGTAGTTCCAGTATATCCTGCAGTAAGAGGACGACCAATATTAATTGTTCCTGAAGTCATAGCAGTTCCAATATTTACTGTTCCACTTGTTCCTCCATTTAATGTTAAAGTTCCAGAAGAGCCTATACCAATTGAAGTATTACTTCCTCTTATCAATGTTGTCCCACCAGAACCAGTTCCAATAGTAATATCTTTTGCGTTAGTTGTTCCAGTGCCGATTTGAATTGCACCAGATTGTGATGCCCCATTACCAATAGAGATGGTTGTTGAACCACCAGTCGTTCCTCCAATAACAATAGAACCACCAGTCATAGTGTTCCCAAGATTGAGAGTAGAAGTGGAATTTGGATTAACTGATAATACGGAAGTGTTTGACGACCCAACAGTTACAGTAGAACCAGCAAGATTTAATGCCTGTGTTCCACTGGAACCGGTAGTGCCGATATTGATTGTTCGTCCAACTCCAGTTGAAGTTGCACCTCCAATTTGTATTGTTCCAGTTCTCGCAACGTTAGTTCCAATATTAAGAATTCCTGCAGTTTCATCAATAGTATCAAATTTGCTTAAAGTATGAACACCAGTTGCATCTATTTTACAACCCCTTGTTGAAACTCCACCGGCAGTATTTGAATATAAATCTATTCGTCCAGAATTGACTGGATATTTAATTTCATATGCTGGATTAACATCAGTAAATGTTGCATTACCAATTGTTGAAACTCCTTGCATAGTTACATTTGCTGGGAATGTTTGGGCTCCTTGTGCCACTGGGAATCTCACATATCTCTCATCACCTTCTTCTTGTGTTAATGGTGTTGTTGATGTATCAAAAACACTTGGGTCAAATAATGGATAATTTGCTGTTGGCGGTCTATAACTTGTCATATATATATATAAGATATTAGAAAAAAAAAAATATATAAATTAAATTTTAAATAAAAAAAATTTCTATATTATTATATATATGCTCACAGATAGTCAAATAAGGGAATTAAGTGATAAAATGAATGTGCCACTTGCTGATGTATGCTTTAAAACTGATATTCCATCTAAATTTGAATTTAATAAATCATATGTTATAAATCTTGATGACGAATATGATGAAGGTGGTAATTTAAAATCTGGCTCACACTGGGTTTGCTTACAAATAAATAAATATCCAAATGATAGTATTCAATCAATATATTTTGATTCATATGGACAACCACCACCAGAAATAATTAAAAAAGTATTTAAAAAAACAACTAAAAAAGAACATTTGCCATTTAATACAAAAGATATACAATCACTGATGTCAGATGCTTGTGGATGGTATTGTATGGCATTTTTACATTTTATAAATAATTTCAGTGAAAGAACAAGAGATTTGTACAGTGATACTGACCATTTTTTAGAATTTTTTGATGATTTAAATAAATCAGTAGATTTTAAAAAAAATGAATTCATATTAAAATTATTCTTTCAACCACAAGATAAAAGCAAAAGAAAATCAATTGAAGTAATTAGTGACCCAGATAGAATCAACACTAAAGAAGGTATTGATGCATTTGATGGTATATCATATTAAACAGTAATATTTTTAATTTCTTTTAAATCATTTAATTCTTTTAATTCTTTTAATTCTAAACCAAAATGTGAATTGAATTCAGATTCTGATGGTGTTTTTGAATTTTCAGGAGTATGAATATATTTTTCAAACTCTGGATTTAATGGTGTTAATATATCTTTTAATTTCTTTGAATGTATTAGATTGGCATTTTCAATCAATTTTATATATTCATTATATTTTTCATCTAAAAATAATTTGGCATTTACTACCCTATTATCAGGAGTTAATTGCATTTGCTTATATATATCATATGCAAGTAGTTTAAAATTTCTTGAAGCAATTAGTTCAATTTCCATATTCTTTTGAACACCTAAATACATTTCAATTGAACCAATGATTGCAGTTGATAAACTCAATAAACAAGTTAATAATGATACAGTATCTTGTTCAAGATAACCATTTAAACCAACAGCAACAATAGAATTTACTGATGATAATACAATCAATGGTAATTTAAAATATTTTAAATATCCTTTATAGTGATAATATCTTTCTTTGTGATGTTCGCTTAATATAACTGAATTTTGTCTAATTTTTTCTAAAATACCTTCAATATCCTGTTTCCAGTCCATTATATATAATAACTTATAAAATAATTATACATAATAATAATACTGCCCCGATGATTAAACAACCAAGTATGATTGTAATATATCTATTTTGTTTTTTTATTTGGTCTTCAATTTCACTTCTAGGTATGAATGCTTCATATAATATATTTTGATTTTGCTCAGATTTCATCATATAAATATCTAGATATTTTTTTTATTTAACCAATTCTTGTATAACTTGTTGTTCCAGTAGCATATACTGTTACACCTGTAACAGTAAAAAGACCATTAACATAATAAGTTGTTGATGCACTTACTGATATTACAGTTTGTACAGTTTGAACCATTCTAACACCATTTGCCCCAACAGCATCATCATTCTCTTCATAATATAAAGCAGTTCCAATTTGTGTATTAGATGTTGAACTATCAGCAATTAATAGTCTTCTTGAATTTACAGTTCCCGTTCCACCAGTTGTTCTTGATGATACATTACTAATAACCAACCATACACCCTTACTAGGTAATGTAAAACTTTGAATATTTCCCAATGTATTTGCTGTAAAAGTAAATTCAGCACTAGTTGCTATTACATTATAACCTAAAGCAGATGTTGATGTTGGTGGATATGTTGATTGTTGAATTGTAAAATTTCCTGTAATTGATGTAACTCCATTTGTTAATGTAATATTTTGTCCTTCATTTACTTCTAAATAACAAGTATCACCTATATTTTGAGAATTTATTCTATTAATTGCTGCGGTATTAGTTCCTCCCCTTGTAAATTGCCAACCATAAACAGTTCCATATCCACCAGATAATACAAGACTTGGTTGAGTTGAAATACCTAATATATATGTTGTAGGTGATGATAACGCAATATAAGAACCAGTATTTGAAACTCCAGTATCAAAAATTTGAGTAGATGGAAGAAGAGATGTTGAAGGTGATGAAATATTTATATTTTTTCCAGTTCCAGTAACAACATTGAAATCATTTGCAGGTTTTATAGATATATCACCGGCTCCAATTACATCAAAAGTAGTAGCATTTTGAGTTAGAGTTGTAGTTTGTGGTGATGCACCATTTTTGATAGTCACACCAGTTGTAGCAGTGATGGTTGGTGTAGTCATTGATGTAGATGCAGAAATAGATGGAGCACTAACAGATGTTGAACTTGAAAAAACACCTGGAACACTTACTTGACCTAATTCATTGACAGTTAATCTATTAACAGTATTAGTTTTTAAAATTACATCACCAGTTCCTTTACCTTCAATAACAATATCAGTATTATTTACTGATGATATTAATGATGTTGTTAATGTTCCAGTAACATATGTATTTGCATTTGTAAAAGTCTTTTGACCAGATATACTTTGTGTTGAAGTAATATCAACATATCCTGTTGTTACAGTAGAAATAGCATTATCCACATATAATTTATTTGTTAATGAAGTATTTCCTGATGGAATAGTTGAACATATCGCTTCATTTGTAATAGTTAAATCACCATTTATTGTTTCACTACCTTGTGATATTGGGAATCTTAAATATCTACCATCACCTTCACTTATAGTTATGGGATTATCATCGGTAAATTGAGTTGGGTCAAATATCGGTGTATTAATTGTTGGTGGTATGTATGATGTCATATTATATATATTTACATTTAGAAAATAATTCTAATTAATTTTAATTAAAAATAAATTTAAAAATTTTTCTAATATATAATATATGCCTAAAAAGAAAGAAATTAAAATAGAAAAAGGAAAGATTGTTAATATGTATGAGCATATGCCATCACATTTTATAGATAAAGTTGAAAACCCTAATTATGATTTACATAGGTTAAATTTACCATTTAGAATGGTTATTGTTGCACCATCGGGTAGTGGTAAAACTAATTTTTTAATAAATTTAATTCATTTGTTTTCATCAGGAAAAGGAACATTTGCAACTATTCATATAATTACTAGAAATAAAGATGAACCATTATATAAATGGGTTCAGGGTAAATCTGATGCTATTATCATCAAAGAAGGTTTAACAAACACTCCTAAATTAGATGATTTTGATAAAGATGTAAATCATCTTGTAGTTTGGGATGATTTAGTTTTAAGTAAAGATTTAACAATGGTTGAAAATTATTATATAAGAGCAAGAAAACTTAATGTATCAGTTATATTTATTTCACAGTCTTATTTTAAAATACCTAAAGTCATCAGAAATAATTGTTCATATATGGTTTTATTAAAACTTAGTGGAAATAGAGAAGTCAATGTAATATTATCTGAATTTGGATTAGGTGTTACAAAAGAACAATTATTAGAAATATATAAATATGCCACATCAGAAAAGTTTTCACCATTAATGATTGATATGGA